GTTGCAGCTTCAAGATTATAGTTGCCTATAGCTTTTAAACAATTTTCAACTGCGTCCATAACCATTTCTTCTCGATATGTATACCTAATAAAGTTAGCTTTATGTGATAAACCTTCAGCTATTTTTAAAAAGCATTGTGCAATATAGTCTGGTACTTTAGGAATGTTAGTTTCGTTTTTTCTAGCAGCATCTACTTTTTCAACGTATTCGACAACTGCCGTAGAAAAGTCAGAGTTGTTAACATAATGTATACTTTTTTTTCTGGCCATTTTTCCACCTTTCATAATATATTATACACCTATTTTTACTAAAAGTACATAGTTAAATTTATCTCTTAGAAGTGAAAATAACTGTGTACAAATGCTAAAAAGTATGATAAAATAAAAGAGTGTATTGGGGAGAGAGGGAGTATACCTAGTGAAACGTTTTATTAGTTTTAGGTTTGAATTGCAATATATTACTACTATCAGAATCTGGCGATGGTGGTGGTTCTATTGTTGCACCATATTTTCTTTCTAAAAACTCGTCCATTTCATCATCTGTAAGATCTCTTATTACATCTTGTATTTCATCTAGATTAGCGTAAACTTTTTTTCTTTTTCCAGATTTGTTTAATTTTAAATCTTCTTTTATACCAAGTAAACATGCTTTATAATGTTTTAGTATATTTTTTGTTGGATTTGTTGTGACTATGATATGCGAAGAATTTATTGTTTGTAAAGATTCCGGATCGTCTTGAAAAGACATCCAAGGTCGAAAAGCAAAAAATCTCCACCCTTTTTGATAATCTTCTACACCGATTATTCGTAATGCTTTTTTTACTAAAATGTCACCAACTTCATCGTTTGTGTCCCATTCTACGACTTCGCAAATTATTTCTTCATTATTAGTTAATTTAAATTGTTTTATATTCATAAACTTACTCTATAAGTCTTGTGGTTAAATTTTTCTCTTCCATAAATTCTTAGTCGTTCATCTGCATGTAACATGCCATAATTCTTTTTAGTAATGTCATCAATAATATCGTAAAGAGTTGTACTCTTACCATCATCTGTCTTTCTTAATCCTCTACCTATACTTTGCAAAACTCTTATTTGTGATTTAGATGGAGATGCAAATACTATATTATGTAGATTCCTAATATTTATACCTGTGCTAAATGTGCCAAGTGAAGCAACTGTAATAGAGTTTTTTTGTTTTTCTACTATAGCTCTTATAGCTTCTCTATCCGTAGCAGCAGTTTCGCCAGATACGAAAAAAATCTTGCGGCCTTCTTCGACTTGATCTTTCATTAAATTATAAAGTGGCTTACCATGTTTTTCTACATAGTTATATAAAACAAGTGTATTACCTTTTAAATCTAGTGTTAAATTTTTTATAAAATTATTTCTTTTATTATTTGTTACTATAAATTCTAATTCTTCTTGATATGTTTTCTTTCCAAATTTTTTCTTAGATTCCTTATCGTATTCTAATATGATTCTACGTATTGATAACTTAGCGAGCGTATCGTTATCTTGTAATGCTCGTGTGCTTGTGACCCTATAAACTTTACCGAAGAGTCCTTGTAAGACCAGTTCATGTGTTAATGCTCCATCTAATGTTCCTGTTGTACCAAATCGATATTCTGCTTCTGTACATTTATTCATTATAGTTGTTAATGATTTTGATTTAAATCCATGGCATTCATCACCAAACACGGTTCCAAACCGAGCAAACCATTCTTTTGGAAATCTATGTATTGATTGCCACGTACTTATTATAACTCTTTTAAATGTATTCTTATCTTTACCTGAATAAATTTTATGACACTTATTATCTACATCATAACCATAAGATTTAAAATCATTATACATCTGTTCTACTAAAGAAGTAGTAGGTACCACTATTAATATATCTTTTTGAGATTTATCTAAAGCTGATAATAACCATCTCATTAATACATATATTATTAAAGATTTGCCAGATCCAGTTGGTGAAAGTAATATGGCATTCTTTCTTTGTATTCCAGTACATACAGCATCAAACTGATAGTCTCTTATTTTAAATGGTAATTTTAAAGCTTCAATAAACTTCATCATAAAATCTGCGTTTATTTGATTTCCTTCATTAGGATTACCATATTCTGTTTCTTCTATATCGATTTTATATTCACGACCTTCAGCAAAAGAAATTATTTGTGGAAATAAACCTGCAGATATTTCACCAGTTATTTGGTTATATAAACGTATCTTACCGTCCCACATTCTATTTCGATATGCCGGCATAAATTTATATCCTGGTACGTAAAAGGAAAAGAACTCTCTAAGTTCTGCGCCTACGCCTCTATCGCATTCTACTCTAAGTATAGCGTGATTTAATTTCCTGACTCGAATTGTTTCCATCTGATCATATTCGATATTGTTTGGTGTCGCCATTTTAAATTATCTATTATTTCTGTTACTGTTTCTACGTATGTTTTCCAATATTGTATTAATTCTTCTGATTCTTGTATTTCTGGATCACTATCATAATAATAATCCATTTCGCCTTTAAGAACTTTTAAACCATCAAAAGGATCAGGATTCCAACCTTTTTCTTTTAAAGTTTCATGATCCATCTTACCATTGTAATATAACCATTTTTCTTTCAATAAACTCTTTTGTGCACGCTCAGCACGCCTTAATTCTAATTTGGCTGTAGACCACATTTGAATGTACTTTGCGTGTAAGGCTGGTGTTTTTCGAGAAGTTTCGTCGAGTTGATAAGTATCAATTTTACAATCTTTAATCCACATAGAGTGGATCTGTTTCAAGTTAAGCATAATATCTCCAATAATATATATTAACCGGTTACAGTCCCAGTTACATCGAATGAATCTGTAATTGCACCAGTTGTTGAATTAAATATCTTAATATCAAAATATGTAAATCTAAAAGAAGCGCCAAATGTTAGAAAAGATTCTGCACCGCTTGTAGCTTGAAACTGAATATCAGTTAAAGCTGTTGGTATACTATCTCTATATATAATCTGCGCAACAGCATTATTTGAACTATTCAATATAGATAGAGTAATATCTGATTGTGCAGGAGGTTTTTGCGTAGCGTTTTCAAATCTATCAAGAGCAGTCACATTATCTTGATCTAATATACGTCTCATCCAATTATGCATTTCTTGATAAGATTTCATATCTTCATCTAAAATGATATTCGCTAGCATTTCGTTATATGTAAGTTTATCACCAACAAATGGTATAGCAGCAATCTTTTTATATCCTAAATCTGCGGTATTCATTATAACACCAGCATGCGTAAAGTCTTGTACAAAAAACTCTAAGTTAGGATAATTCTTTCTATCTATTACTAATTTAAAACCAGTCGGTTGTAAATAGTTAAAGTTGCTAGTTAATGCCATTGGTGCACCTACAAGTTATGTTCATAATATTATTTATACAAAAAAAGAGGAGCCGAAACTCCTCTTTCTCAATATTAAGTACTAAGACTTAGGCACCTAGAATATTGTCAACTCTGAATATTCTGTAGTACTGGTTAGTCTTAACAGCGGCTAAACCGTTTGCAGGTGTTGCACCTACGAATGGGTTACTTACCATGCCGTATCTGGTTTTAAAACCAATTTTTGGCTGGAAAGTATCCTCGCCTACTGCTCTTACCATTGTTAATGGTACGTATGGGCAATAGAAGATACCTGCATCGTATGGGTTAGTACCCTTATAACCTACTGTTACATAGTTTTGTACAGCGTACGGATCGATGTAGACTTTTGTTCTACCGTTTAAAGTACCTGCAAAGGTGCTACCTGTGTCATCAACGTTTAATGATGTTGATAATGCAGGTGTATAGTCTAACATACCTGCTGCAGTTAGCGCAGAAGCTACGTCTGAAGAACAGATAATGAAGTTACCTTTTCCTCTACGTGTTTCGATTGCAATTCTATTACATTCTCTTTCGATCTGTAATATTAGTCCTTTAAACTTTTCTACTGACCATCTGCCATCTGCATCTGTCTGTACGTTGAAGATACCGTTGATAGCTGTGTTGGACTGTA